GGACTCAACTCCCTGATATGATGCACCGTGTCTCCTGCGCGAATCAGACCTCTCTGCAGGCATCTCTCGCACAGTCCTCCGACGCTGGAGATATATGCTGCGCGACAGTTCCTCCACGCTGGACTCCGATAGAATGCCTCAGCAAACTTTCTCATCGCACGTCCCCTCCCTGACGGTTCACGATGGACAACCCTCCGACTTGGTCGGTTACACCGTTCTGCACGAATGGCGAGAGGCACTGCGATCTGCAGTGCCTCTCTTGTCTCGACATGCCCAACCTGCATCCCAGCAGGAGCGGTCTGATTGACCGAGCGCGTTTTAAGGACTGCGCTTGTACTCAACACCACTACCGAAAGGAGGTCAGCTAATGCTACGTCTCTACATTACCACAGGAGCAGTGTTTCATTCTATTTCGTTCTGTGCTGAATTATCGTCTCGATGGCGGACAGTGCCTGAGGATGCTTATCATGGACTGTGCGAGAATACGAATAACCGATTTCGACAGCAGTCTGTTCCCACGTTTTTCCGTTCACATAGTATGCCATGAGCAGTGACGCGAGGACATTGTCCTGCACTTGAGAAATCGCATCGACGATCTCCGCCTTGACGGATCTGAGTCTGAGGATCTCCGCATCGATCGATGACACGAGTTCACCATAGACCTCTGGTTTCCGCGAGACCTCGGAACGAGATCCGCCCTCCTGACCGACGCGCTGAGTCGTGCTGGTCGCATGCTCCCACGCTCCTGCACGTGCTGCGTCAAGCTGCTCGATCCGCGCCTCGATGCGTCGTGCTCTGAGCAACCACTGCTTAGCCTCCATTCTCTGCCCTCTCTCCCTTGCTGCAGAAATCCTCATCGGTCACATCCCTGTATAGGAGATCGCATCGTTTCAGGTATTCCTCCGAGGAACTGCGCTGCAGGTGTATCTGACAGAAATATTTACAGTCCTTGCATCTCAGGACAGGTTCGACAGCCTCGGCTGGCTGGAGATCCACGATGTTCTCGAATATCGTCTGTATGTCTCTGAACATGGGATCGTATGCCCACCAGAACAGGAGTGCCGAAAATGATTTTTTGAGGAGGTTCTTATCGACATACTCTTTCATCGACCGTCCCTCCTGCCCACTGCGATTGCCAGTCCCACGACACCGATGCCGAATATCACACCCAGCGCGAAACTCACGAGGCATGCAAAAATCATCATGTGTCCTCCCTCCTCTCACCATCCGCACAGAACCACTGACCGTCTCTCAGCATCTCCATGCATGGCAACCATTTGTCTGATGCGAGATTGCTCTCGTGCCATTTGCAGTCCTTGCACCTCACGATCTGAGGCATGTTCTGCGCCAGTCTGAGTATCGTCTGCTCGTAGGACGAACACTTCTCATGCCAGTAGTCGCACTCTTTCCGAGAAACTACGTCAGCAGCAGTCGGCAGGTCGTCACAAGCGAGACTGAGATAGTCACGCACCGTCATTCTGTGCCAGTTCCAGTCCTCGTGCTCGTCATCGTACAGTTGGACATCTATCAAAGCATCGAGGTCTATGTAGATGCGTTCTACCATCTGCGCCTCCAGTCTCTTGTCCTTTCAATGATGTCCAGCACCACTTTTGCAACAACACTCAACCCCATCAGCAACACTGCGACCGCAATGAGTATAACTGCCAATTTTATTGCCATCTTCTCACCTCTCTGCAATGTCGTTCATATTTGCAAGAGTTTCCCATCCACATGCGCCTCTCATAACTCTCTGAACGCTTTTGCGTATTGGAGGCTTTGTGGGCATTGACTTGAACTCCCACCACTCGCTCCCATCATATTCGTGACGTTCCAGCCACCATCCAGCACCCACGACGATCAGATCCGTCGCGACTTCTTGCCATCCATAACCCTCGTCATACTCTCGATCTGCCAGTGTCCAGAACAGTTCCAAATCGATATAAAACTCGGTCGTTCCTGCCCATAACACATCATCAGTCGTTAACCCATGCTCCCAGAGCACCTCAATTGTCTCAGCCTTTAGATTACTCATTATTGACACTCCTTCCCCACATAAGGAGATCCGTCTGCGTTAACCATGACACAGACCCCCTGACCTATTCTGATGTACTGCACTCCGGTTTCGTTGTCACGATAAATGATGCAGTACCCATCGTTATGCATCAGCGTCATTCGGTCATCACCGTTCTCAGTCTCATTGCCGAGCGTGTTAACCGGAACATAACTACATCCGCAAAGACTGAGCAGGATCATCAGCAGCATAATGATGATCAACAGCTTATTTTTTCCCATCACCGTTCCTCCTCTCAATGATCAACTCTCTCGTCCAGAACCTGCGACCGCAGGAGAGACAGAGCCTCCGCCTGCGGACACAGTCGTCCAGATACTGCGTGGTGATGACGATCAGTGTGTCGTTCTTACAGATCGGACACCTCATGTGTTTGCCTCCTTTATTCGGTCAATTACATCATCAGCCGTCAACCAACCCTCGACAGTATCGTCGGCATCTGCACGAACTATGTTTCCATAAATCTCCAGCAGTCCCTCCTCGAAACCATAACTCCCATGCTGGCAGACAGCATCCCACTCTGCGTGTTCTTGATCAGGCACACAAATCTGATGCCTGTCCATTATCAACATAATTCCGCAGGAGTGTAGTACCTCGTTCTCGTGATGCACATCAATACGCTCATACTTGATGTTGTTGCTTTTGAGGAATTCCTCCAGTTTATCCAATTCGCTCATGCAGTTTCCTCCTTGTGCATCACGTACTTGATCACGTTCACATTTCCTGCCTTGCCCATCCTCTGGGCGACCCTGTAACCCTCCTCGAGCCTCCGAGCCTTATCAGCGTCCACGTAGACTTTGCCGTTCTCATCGACTGACGCGATCATGTTGTAGATGCTGATCACAACTCCGGACTGCAGCTGCTTATCAGGAACGAACCGCGCATAGAGATCCTTTGAGATCTGCGAGACTTCCTCCTTGATCAGGACATCGGCAGCAGTCCATTTCGGCAGTTTCCTCTCAGATGAGTTTTCCACAGGTTTTTCCACTTTTTCAGACAGATCGACAGACGATATATCTATATATCTTTTAGTATCTGTATATGTATTAGTATTAGTATTAGTATATGTATAGCCATTTCTGCTATCGTCTGCCATTGGCGAAAATGACGCTGCTATATTCTGGCATTCTGTGCCATTGGCAGAAATAGCACCGCGATCGTCTGCTATCGTCTGCCATCTGGCTGCAGCACCCTTGCGACCTGCCTCGCGTTTCTGCTCAGTCGCAGTCTCCCATTTCTGGATGAACCTGTCGAGGACGTTCAGACAGTATTTCGAGTAAAATTTCTCATTGCCGATCAGAGGGAGTTTCTCTCCTTTGACTGCGTAGGCAAGGCAGAATCGGATCAGCCTGCCGAACTCCTCGTCGCTGAGTTCCTCCATCTCCTCCAGCCATTCATGAGGGACAGGAGTATAATATCGTTCCATGTGCCTGTGCCCTCCTTAGAACGGCAGATCCTCATCGTCGCCAGTGAGATCCTCCGCTCTGAACGTCCCATCTGGCTGAGGATGCGATCCTGCGAAATAGATGCTGTCCGCGATCAATTCAACGACGCTGCGTTTCGCGCCAGCCTTATCAGTAAAGGCTCGACGCTGCAGTCGTCCGCTGACGATGATGCTCTGCCCCTTGACCACGTGCTTGCCGACAACCTCCGCCAGCTGCCTCCATGCGACGCAGTCGATATAGTCGGTCGGACGCTCTCCGTTCTCATCAGCGCGATCCCTCTCGACCGCCAGAGTGAAACTGATAACCGCATGTCCTGCCTGAGTCGTTCTCAGGTCAGGATCCCTCACCATGCGTCCCATGATCGTTGCACTGTTAAGCATTAACGTCACCCCACTTTGCATCCTTAGCCTTTCGAGCGCAGTCCCAGCACAGGACACGTCCGTAGCTGTTCAGAGATCTCGTCGCGATCGTCATGATGTCGAACTTGCCGTGAGGAGTGATGGTCTGACCGCACTCGTCGCAGGTCGTCAGATCCACGTCACCTGCAGGAGGATCTGTCAGCACGTTCTCCACAGGTTTGGACTTGCTCCTTGTCTCTCTCTTTACCTCTGGGACGCGCTCAGGAGTCTCGACAGACAGTTTTCCGAAATCAGTGTATTTGGACTTGTCTGCTCCAAAATAAATATCTGCAGCGACTCCCAGTGCTTTGCAGGCGACCGAGAGAGCGTCAGTGAGTGCCATCTTATATCCCTCGTCAGAGACACCACCCTTTGCGTTGACCAGCAGGTTTCCGCCAGTGCCGTAAATTGGCTTGCTCCACTCACCGTCGACCTTGACATAGAGGTTCAGATCCACGATTGCGATCGTTACTCCGTTGTGCTCCTCGCACCTCTCGGAGATGACATCGTAATACCAGCCTGTTCCGCAGGCACCGAAAATCTCTGTGAGCGTTTTTATTCTCCACATGGGATTGACATCCGTTCCCTTAAAACGACCGTTGTCGAACGGTTTAGTCGCCTCAGGAGGAACAGAGCGAGTCCTGTTGTATATTTCCATGTTCTCCATGATTGACCTCCTCACTTGATGCTCATGTTGTTTTTCTCGACGAGGCGCGCACCAGCGACCTCGACACCAGCTTTGAGTGCTCCCTTGATCTGATCCTTATCCGGAGGACACTCGACGCTGCGGACATAGATCTCATGTCCATCGTCCACAAATTTCCGGAACGCAGCCTCGTCATAGATTTCGACGCTGGTCGATTTTCTCCAACTGACCTCGACTCGGTTCGTGCTGAAACCATCACCGTTCAGATAATAAGAGACGTTATTTTTGATCCGGTCGGCACGTTTTTTGAGAGCAGATGCCCTCTCCTGCAGCGCATTCGCCTCTGTTTTGATGGCAGCGGACTCCGCATTCAGGTTCTTGACCTCCAGCAGAAGATCCTCGAGTGTGGAGTCTCTGAGGAGGTGGAGTCTGGTGAGTTCCTCCCAGAACTGCTCTGCCTCTGGCAGTTCGCCAGTCTCCGGATCAGTCGCGTCCGCGAGAAACGCTGCTATTGTGGTGTCGATTTCGTAGATGTTCATTTTGACCCTCCTGTCATGTGTCGTCTCGCGAACTCTGCGAGGAGCAGTGCCTCTGCGAGTCCGTCATCATCCTTTTTGCTGTTCACAGTGCGTTTCAGACTCACGGTCGGAAACAGTCGTTTGCAGACATCGATGCTGGTGTTCTTATCACTCGTAATTCCGAACTCACGTTTCCACCGCTGTGGAGTCACAAGTTCATAGCGGATCGCGTTCGCCAGCAGCAGTCCCTGAATGAGACCGTAGTTCATGCCGAAATTAAACATGGACACAACTCCCTGTTTCGGCATGGCAGTTACTCTCTCAAGGCAGCAGACTGCGTCAGTCGCGTCGATCCTGAGGAGTGCGCGATTATAATCGTCAGCGTCGAATGGGATCAGCAGAACCCCCTCGACCTCACCAGTGCGGATGATAGCCAGCGCACCGGATTTTCCTGCGTCTATTCCGATGTAATATTTCATACCTCGTTTATATCCTCCTGCTCTGAGAGCAGATCCTGAATGTAGTCGTCTTTAGCTTTAGGAATGGGATTCGGTTCGTTCACATCGCGTGAGGGACGCATAACCCACATCCACCAGATCAGGATCCTCTCTGTGATGTCATCGATGTTCTCCGGAGTCACTGCCTCATATCCCATGTCCCTGACGAGGCGGATCTCGTCCGGATGAGACAGAATCATTCGCTTAAAAGCGTTTTTATAAAGTAATCTATACCGAGGGAACTGCTCGAAATCTCGCCTCATTCCGTCTCGATTCTGGAGAGGACACCCTATGCAACCGAGGCGACTATATCCCTCGTCATAGAGTTTGCAGTGTGGGACTTTCGCAACTTCGTTCAGGAACTCCCAAACGTCGTCCTCCTCCCAGTCGACGATGGGATTGATGGTCGTGCGTTTCTTGAGATAGCACTGTTCTGTGAGTCGACGTGCTGTCGAATTATCGTCAAGGAACACGATCCCTCCTGATTTATTCCTGCGATAACTCTCGCTTTCCGCAGCCTCCTGATGCAGTTTTGTGCTCTCGGTCTTGATGTCTGCGACACCATGCAGTTTCCTGCGGTTATTGCTCTCTGCCCAGCGCACTCCTGTGACCACTTTGCGTCCCACACAACCAGTTTCTTTGAGAGAGGCGCAACAATACCTGAACTGTCTTATAGGTGGCATCGTATGATCCGCGATCAGACTCCACATGGTAATGTTGCGAGGTCTCCCATCAGGATAATAGTGTTCAGGTTTGCCGTCGTCGTATCTGGGATATGTCCACTCGACATCAGGATAGTTTGCCTTGATGAATCTCATCAGTTCAGGAGGATCGACGCTCGTCACAGTGAAATGCGCGTCAAACTTAACACCTGCCATTTTCGCGAGGTGATATATGCACTGGGAGTCCTTGCCTCCGCTGAATGCGAGATAATATCCCTCTGCAGGCTCGAATGACCGCAGTCGCTGAATTGCCTCCTGCACCTTGTCGACCGTCCCAAACAGTGTCTGCTCAAACAGTGCCATTCTTCTCACTCCCCTCCGAGATGTAAAGGAACTCGACTGATCCGAGGTCGAACATGCCCACGAACTCACTCGGAGTCAGTTCCGCTGGTCGGATCTTGGGATTTCGATAGGCAAATATCACGTCACCGACTCTCACTATCTGATCAATCTTGAGGTTCGCAATCAGGTCTCCGGATTTCATCACCAGTCTCATCCTGCGACCTCCACGATCTTATAAACGTCGTACCATCCTGTGATTGCATAGCACTGCGGATGATCCTCACAGAGGACATCGATCTTTGAACCCTTGATCGCGCCTCCGCGATCCTCCACGACTCTCTCTCCGAGTCCCTCGATCCAGATCCGGTCTCCGAAATCGAACGATTTAGGAGCAGCGCATGTCCTGCCGACTGTCGCCTGAACTCCGCTGGCAGTAATTCCATCGGTTTTTCCGCAGCAGGAAACACAGATGTCATAACCAGTGATGTAATAGCGTCCGAGAAAGATCCTCTGCTCTGCGACATGAGGTCTCACCGGAGGCACACCAGTCATTCTCCGTTTGAGTGCCAGTTGACGCGCCTCAAGGCACTCTGCGTCCGGATCTCTCTCTGAAACGACCGCAGGCTCCTCCACGCTCGTCGCAGAGGTCTCCGGACAGAGATAAAGCGTCAGTGCCATCAGCACCGCAGTAATAATGAACAGGACAGCAGTGTTGATGTGGAATGTCCGCCTGCGAGATCTGACCGGACGCAGATCCTTGACAGTGCAGTTCTCGATGGGACACGGTCTGAGGTGCCCAGTCTCCTCCGCATAGTTGCAGATCCAATAAGATCCGCCCTCGATGGTCTGCAGATGGGAGCAGCCTCTGCAGCCTGCCATGAGTGCCTTGTTTTGCTTAATGCAGCGTTTGTTGTCCTCTTGTGTGAATCTCATGATTGACCTCCAGTTATGAATTGAATGAATGCCTGTCTGGGAATCCGCACTCTCCTGCCCTGAACGCTGACCGCATATCCGAGTTTGCTCGGATCGTCGTGAGCCTGAACTCGGATCGAGTGCGGATTGCATCCCAGAACCTCAGAAACGTCCTCAGCAGTCAAAAAGACTCTGCTGGTCGTAAGGATCTCGTTCAGTGTCATCGCTGTTCTCGAGTGCCTCCTTTCTGAAAAGGATCAGTCGCCCAGTCCGTTCACGTGCTGCCAGAGACGCAGACAGTCCCAGATCCCTGATCACGTTGCAGAACGAACTCTGCAGCCCCTTGATGTTCGTGTGTCCCTCCGGAGTCACGTCGGCAGCTGCCAGCCGAGATCTGATGAACTCGATGATCGTCTGCTCAGTCGCGCCCACTCGCTGACGAGGCATTTTTTTCGGTTTCTCCACTCGCTCTCCGAAATAGGTGTTGATGTCGACTGGTTTCATTACTGATCTCCTCCCTGAACTTTCACGATATGATAGTTCTCGTCAAAAAAAATAGACATAACCTCCTCAGGCGAATCACAAAGGAGATCCGCCATCTGCGAAACGACTTCAAAAGGCATTTTATTCGGAAAATTCAGGTATTTATTGAGAGTTACACGGCTGATTTTCACCGCAGATGCAAAGGACTGGACATTATAACCCTTTTCGGTCATTTTACCTCGCAGTTTCGGAACGTTCACTGCTACCATTCTGTCACCTCCCCTCGAAGTACTATCACGATGTGTAAGTTCATCATAAATCATAGGTGGCAGGATGTCAATACAAAGTGTGAAAGTTTTTTTACATTTTGATTGTAACGGCTTGCATTGTGATAATGTGTATGATACTATGTGCAGCAAAGGAGGTGCTAATATGAACAACTTACCTGCAGTTCTGAAACGACGCAGAGCAGTCCTCGGTCTCACGCTCCTGCAAATTGCAAATAAGATGGGAGTCACCGAGGCGACAGTTCAACGCTGGGAATCTGGTTATGTGAAAACAGTCAACTATGACAAGATGGTTCGTCTGGCAGAGATCCTCGGAGTCAGTCCTCTGGAGTTCCTCGGTCTTGATTCACCAGATGTCACGACCGACGTGGTTTCATTCGACATCGTTGGTGACGTGGCAGCGCACTACGGCAGGATCGGAGAGATCGACACGATGCCAGACCGCATCGAGATCCCCTCCACATTCCTCCGAGGTCGACCAGCGAAAGATTATTTTGTCCTCAGAGTCGTGGGAGACTCCATGTTCCCTCTCTATCAGAACGGAGACATCGTTCTCGTCCTCAAGACACCCACGCTTGATCACTCCGGTCAGATCGGAGTCGTGCAGCATGGCGACGAGACCACGATCAAGCGCGTCGAGTACAAAATGGGAGAGGACTGGATGAGGCTCGTCCCTGTGAACCCCCTCTATCAACCTGAGATGATCGAGGGAGCAGAACTCGAGACCTGCTCTGTTCAGGGAATGCCTCGCCTCGTGATCAGAGAGGTGACAGAATGAGCAAACGTGGTAACGGTCAGGGATCTGTCTATAAGACCTCGCGTGGAACATACCGCGCAGTTATCACTCTCGGTTACTACGTTGACGACAGTGGCAAGATGCACCGCAGGACGAGATCAGTTACCACCAAACTCAAAAAGGACGCAGTGAACGCTCTGACGACGCTCAGAGAGTCTCCTAAGGCTCGTCAGTCGGTTTCGTTCCGCGACCTATATCAGAAATGGTTTCCGACGCATCGAGCCAGCAAATCAACTCTTGACTGTTATCGTGCTGCGTTCAAATGGTTCTCCGATATTCAGTTCATGAAGATAGACGACATCGACATCGACGATCTGCAGGAGTGTCTCGATTCCTGCCCTCATGGCAAGCGCACCAGAGAGAACATGAAATCACTGGTCGGTCTGATGTATAAATTCGGAATTCCTCGCGATCTGATCCCAAACGACAGAAACCTCGGACAGTTCCTGATCGTCAACGGAGAGTCCTCTGCGCGTCGTGACAGTTTCTCCGAGGATCAGATCCAACTCATAAAAAAATCAGTCGGTCGAGTCCCTTATGCCGACTACATCTATGCGATGATCTACATGGGATTCAGACCGACTGAATTTCTGCAGCTGGACTGCAGTCAGTATGATGAGTTGAGACACTGTTTCGTCGCAGGATCTAAGACCACTGCAGGCATCAATCGCACCGTCACAGTCTCTCCTAAGATCCTGAGCATCGTCGAGGATCAGATCGCAGGTCGTCACACTGGGACAGTGTTCTATGGTGCTGACGGAAACGAGATGTCTCTCAAGAAATTCACCGAGGACTGTTTCTATCCTGCACTGGAGTCCATCGGCATCGAGAACCCTCTTGTCGAGATCGCAGGAGGCGCGATCCGTCACAAGTTCACCCCCCACAGCTGCAGACACACCTTTGCGACACTCCTTAAGAGAGTCGCAGGATCTGACAAGGATAAGATGGAACTCATCGGACACTCGTCGCCTGAGATGGTGCGATATTATCAGGACGTTTCCATCGAGGACATCCAGCGTCTGACCGACGCGATCTGAGTCCTCATGCGGTTTTCAAGACCTTTTCAAGGACTGCAACCGTGACTGCAACCGTGACTGCAACAGGAAAATATTTTTTGAGATTTCGCAGGTTTGACAGAATTTCGGAGAAAAAGAAAAAAGGCTCGGAAACTCAATGTTTCCAAGCCTTTTCTCTGTTCCTCTCTGGTGGAGATAAGCGGGATCGAACCGCTGACCTCTTGAATGCCATTCAAGCGCAAAAAATCTCAAAATACAGTATTATAGCCATTATCAGCACTTGCAGAGAGCTGTCGGACTGCAACGCGAATGCAACACGTTGAACGTGTTAGAATGCCGTAAAAAAATTCCGGTTATGTGTTGGCATTCCACGCATTATGTGGTATCTTACAGGAAATGAAAGTCATCACTCACCACACTTACTCATTCCGAAAGGAGCAGCACATGGCGAAAAAGTTTGAAATCGGCAAATCATATAGACCATATCAGACGGAATATGATCCGATCACGATCCTGCGGAGAACGGACAAAACCATCTGGTGCACGAATGGTCAGTCACAATGGAGGATGAAAATCCGCCACGATCAGGATGGCAATGAGTTCGCGATTGACAGTTCAGTCCCTCTGGCATGGAGAGACGCATTCACCTACGAGGCATAAGGAGGAGAACAATATGAAATACGGACAGGAACTGGTCAAGGATCTCGAGGAGGAGATCACCCTCATGAGAAATGCCATCAGCGACCGTTATGATCGCATCGACGCAGGCATGACGGACATGGATGACTGCTTTGTCTCCCAGAGATGCGAGGAACGTGGCATCCACAACAATGAGGACAAGATCCGCCTCATTAACGATGGCGGATGCGCGTGGTTCACCGAATATGCGACTCTAGACGGTCGCCTCGTCGATGCACGCTGGTGCAACACTCGTTACGGATCTCGACTGAGAGTCGTGATGCCTGACGGAGAGGTCATCTGGACTGATGCCACCACTCAGAGAGGTCTCGCGAAACGTGGTCTCAAGATGGTCGAGTGCCTGCGTCCTGCATGGTTCACATTCCGCTCGAGCGCATCTGGCATGCTGGGAGTTTACTCAGGATCTTATGTCCTGTTCCCCTCTGATGTCAACTATGCCACAGGTGAGACCGCCTCAGCTGATCCGATTGAGATCCGCGACGCACAGTGAAAGGAGGCATCGCATGACGATCAGGGAGATCCGCCAGTTCACAGGAATGACACAGGCGCGGTTCTGCGCTGAGTACCACATCCCACGACGAACGCTGGAGGACTGGGAGAGAGGCATCAGACAGTGTCCTCCCTATGTGGTGCTCTGGCTGGCATGGTTAACAGGAGCACAGGAAAGGAAATAAAAAAACGGAGGGAATTATTCCCTCCGTTTTTTCATGCTCCTCAGAGACATCAGTGCAGCCTCGAGACGAGTGACGTTCGCCATCGGTCGAGTTCCGTCCGTGATGCCTGCGGAGATTGCGTCTCCGAACTCATCACCTGCCCAGTCAGGCACGTTGAGAGTTCCAGCATATCTCTGCTCTCTCTGAATCAGATCGTGGATCTCAGCGTCTGTCAGCGTCTGCAGGAGCATAGTCCGCAGGACAGTGAGATCCTCGGTCGATAGTTTTTTAAGATCTATCATGGTTTCGTCCTCCTCTGGCACTCCGAACCACGGTCTAATGAACGCTGTCACCTCTGACAGTTTCCGCTGCCGTTCCTGCACCTGTCCTCCGTTTGCGTCGTTGTCTCGATCCGTGTTTCCCTCGACAGCGAATACCAGCGTGGGACTGGTGTTGTAAACGATGCCAGTGTGACCCCACTCATAGATGATGATGTCACCCACCTCAGGAGTCTTGACGATACATTCCGGTTTGTTCCGCTTATACCAGTTCAGCAGTGCTGAGCAGGATGCGGTTTTGAATGGCAGATGAAATCCTGCCTGATCGCATACCCACTGTACGAATGCCATGCACCACGGATATGCAGTGCCAGAAACCCATCTGCCATAGAACCACGCATTGTATTTTACGCGATTGCTCCCTGAGGGATTTTCCATGACTCCGACCTGAGACCGAGCGACTTTGCAGACAGCGTCTCCGATCTTACTCATCAGGCTTTTCCTCCTCAGTCTGAGCGTCACCGACCTTGTCGACCTTTTTCTTAGTGGCAGCAATAGCCTTGAGGAACCACGACGGAACTCGCGCTCCCATTTTAGCGGAGTTCTCAAGGACGCTGCCGATCTCGGTCAGGATGTACCACGCTGCGACCAGAGGCAAAAATATGCCTGTGTTCGGAATATCCTTGCCGAACACAGGGAGAGTCGGAATCAGCACAAATAGCAGGAAATCGACGATTGCAGCTGCTCCCACTGCGAGGATCGTTCCTGCCTTGTGGAACAGTCCCTCTCTGGCAACATTCGATGACCACTCACCACTCTTTTTCGCTGCCAGCGTCCCTGAGATATAATCGAGTGCCATGCAGAGAGCCAGCACCACCACCATGATCCCTCTGTAACCGAGGAAATCTCCGATTGCTCCCATTGCCGTTGCCAGCAGGATCTTAAACGCATTCAGTTTCTCACTCATGATGTGCCTCCTCAATTCTGACGAATTAACGTCGGATCTGCGCGATATGTCACAGAGATGTCACCAGCATCTGACCACATGTTATTAACTCCGAGCAATGTCGCCGGATCAGCACCGTCCGCAATAACCGGAGCGGGATAATATGCCTCCAACAGAGGAACATAGCAGACAGCATCAGACAAAGTTGCCTTAAATGTTGCAGGATCAGTGTACCGGCTATCACGGATGCGGAGGTTATCACCGCCAAGGGTTATGCCGATGCAGTTGTCATCTAATACCGACGCAGCAGGAGTCAGTGTTTTGTACTTGTTGCAAATAAGCGTGTCACGCTTTGAACCATCAAGATGGAGCCAGCCCACACCCACATTGAAAAATCCGCCATTAGCGGTATAACTCCAACCCAGTGTTGATAATGAGGGCATTGCGACGTGCGTGATCTGTATGCTCCATTTGCCGTCACCGATGTACGTGGCTGTCCCACCGAAAACCTCGTTCGTCCAAGTGACATTATAGATTTTTTCCGCCACTCCACTCACCGCGCCGACGTAGATTGTCACTCCAGTCCGCCCAGAAATTGACCTCACGTTGCTGGGAGACGGATCTCCAGATCCCTCCTGCACCGGAGTGATCTGCACCGTCAGACTCTTGACAGGAACTCCATCGGCACCGTCGTCGAAACTCGCGATTGCTCCACTGGCAGTCCCAGTCGCGAACGATGCGAGGATGAGTTTCCGGAGAGCTGTGACTGCATCATAGATGCCGTTACTCTCCACAGGATTCGTGCTGCCATCTGTGGGAACGGCATCGAACACATAACCTCCGGATAGATACTGTCCTCCGCTCTCCCACGCAGTTCCGTTCCAGAAATACCAGTTTCCATTGACATACCCTGTTTCAGATCCTGTGTAAACATAGATCTTGTTCGTGTCAGTCATGGCGGAGACGGTCGCTGCCAGCAATGGACTGCCGACTGCAGATTTCAGGGAGGAAATCTCCTCGTCGATCTCTCCTCCTGCCAGTGCTCTGCTGATTGCAGCGTCGACCTGCACTCCAGTATAGGCACCGCGATATAGTATCAACTCAACCATATTGATTTCCTCCATCAGTAATAAATAAAGACTGCACCGTTTCCGCCTGCACCACCAGCAGATCCATTACCGCCAGTGCCACCAGTTCCGATATTTGTTCCGCCATAAAGCGTGTGCAGACCACCGCCAGCAGCGTTTCCGCCTGCACCACCACCATGACCGCCGTTGCCACCGCAGCCATAGGTCACAGCAGCAGGAGCAGCTGCGTCTGCACCGTTTCCGCCGTTTGCGAACTGCACTGCAATAACAGGAGGATCTCCGATAATGGTCACAGATGCCTGTGAACCGTCACTGCCATTGGCACCGAACGCAGCACCGCCTGCACCACCGCCAGATCCGTCATAGTAATATGTGCCATACTGCGGAGGCACACCCACATCCTCATTGATCTTGCCAGTTCCGCCAGATCCACCGAGGTTTTCACCCACGTCCTCACCATCGAAACCGTCACCACCGCGATATGACTCAAGGTCGAAAGTGTCTGTCATGCCACCGTTTCCGCCCTTAATCCCTGTCGCGCCAGCAAACGCAAACATCTCCTGAGTGATAGGATCAACGAACGCAGGCATGACAGATCCGTCCGCGCTGGTCGCGTTGAACACCGCAGAGGTCACAGTCGTGTCTGTTCCTGCAGATCCTGTTCCGCCATTCGCAGCACCGCCAGATCCACCGCTGCCGATAGAGAAACTCAGGACGAGTCCCTCTGACACGGTCACATCTGCAGTGACGATCCGTCCCTGAGTGCCTCCAGCACCGCCAGATCCACCGAGAGGTTCAGATTGAACCTCAGGACTATATCTCCACCCCTGAGTTCCGATGTACTGTTCAGGATCATCCTCGATATAATAGCGGTCATCAGGTGTCTGACCATTCGCACCGTCGAGTCCGCCGTCACCACCAGCACCACCGCCGACAAGAACGACTCTGATGCGCTGCACTCCTGCTGGGACTGTCCACGTTCCGTCTGCAGTGATCAGCACCCTGTTATTATAGAAATTCCCCTGTCCAGTGGGAGTGTACCCCTCTATGAACGTGCATGTCGCAGCCTTGAGTGCTGTGGGATTTACAACGATCTGTTTTAGAAATGCCTTTGCAGTCTCACCGAACGAATCTGTCACATTGAACTGCAGTCCGCAGCGTTCAGACTGCAGGAGCAGGCGCGATTCGATTGTCTCTGCGGAACTGAAAAAAGACAGTGCTCTCTGCGCGACAGACCGAGAGTTCAGCGAGGAGATCAGGCAGTTCGTGTCATTGACACGTTTTGTCAGACGAGTGTCTGTGCCCTCTCGGATCAGGATCGTCGTGTGCGAATAATGTTTACCTGTGAGAACTCCCACTCCACTCACGACCGCATAGTTCACACCTGACTCTATAACCGTCAAAGATCCAGTGGTCTCATAGTCATAATGCGGACTGTCGAACTTTACTGTCAGGTTCACTGCAGCAACTCCGTTTGTGTTGTCGTAGAGTTGCTCGTCCTGATCCAGCGGAGACTGATAGTAGGAGTGTTCTATAACCTCGACAGCTGTCGCAGGCATAGGGAACGAGGATTTCCCTGTCACAGAAACTCGATCCGCACCTATGTCCGCAGGCTCAGACGTTTCCTTTATGAACCCTATCCGATAGTCAGTGTTGATGTCTCCCCTCAAGAGAGACGCGCCAGTCGCAAACAGGAGTTTGTGAAGATTGGCACGACGAGTGTCGTAAGGCAACCAACCCAGCACCGTCACAGATCCTGCATCCTCGTCGACTGTGAATGGGAACGAGTCTCCGATGATCTCTGCAGCGACCTCCGCCACGGTCTGACCTGTGTACACTCCGCCTGCATGGGAGGAGTTTGCCAGCAGTCCCACACCTGAGGTGCAGGAAATAGTCCATGCATACGTGCCGATCCTCTCGACTGACTCCAGATAAGCCTTGCACATGAAATCTCCGTCGCAGTACCAGTAAACAGGAGTCCCATACGGCAATTCGCGCATGTAGGCGCGACCCTCGGCAGTCGTCAGTGCGTACACCGCGCCATCTGTGAGTTTGTAACCGTCTTTTCCCACAGGAGCATAGATCTGATCGGCAGCTGTGGGATCATAGCGCACAGTGAATCTGAACGTGTCTATGGACAACTCGTCTCCGATGGTGTCAACACTGAAAACACCGGAGATTGATCCGCTGACGATGGCAGAGTTGTCGAATCGATAAAGCGGATAGTTTTTAGATCCGACCGTGATGATATTAGGGATCGAATAGTCCACCATAGGTCTCACCTCGATCTCATTGTCAGCGTCGGAGCGCGAAACCGATAGGTCGCACCGTTTCGGATCACTCCGATCTCCTGCGCGGAGATTGTGCCATGAAACAACCCTGTCTGAACACTGGCTGATGCTGTGTCATAGTATTCGACCTCGACATAGACCGCAGCATTTATGGCAGTATGCAGAGAGGCAAGCTGCACCCCTGTCAGACTGTCCAGTCTCCATGTCAGCACTGGTCGCCTCGTGATCACATCGACATACTGATCACCGTTCTGCATCATCATTGTGTTTGAGCCTGTTCTATCCTCATAAGTGACTGAATATCCCAGTCGCTCAGTCAGAGGACTGAAATCGACTCCTTTAATTTTTAGAGGCATTTTCTGCATCTGAACACCTCACCTCATGCGATGGAGGCAGCACCGATCCTCTGCCCCTCACCGACTATATGTCTATACATCACTCGTGCCAGTTCCACACCGGAGACCGTCACAGGGATCGTGATCTCCTCAACAGTGCCTGCAGCAGTGCCCAGTGCACCATAAGACGCTGCACCGAGTTCCACATCAGGGACGCTGGGAGTCGGCAGTGCTGCCATCATATCCCTCTGCACAGTGTTCATAGTGTCAGAGAAACCCTCTCCGATGCCCAGTGCGAGGTTTGCGCCGATCTCGTTCTTAAACAGTTTCGAGGGAGACGCGATGCCAAAGAAATCCTTTATGCTGCCGACGATCCCATCCATGAAACCGGAGATTTTACTCTTGATCCACGATCCCATGTCAGAGATGCCTTGCCACAGACCCTTGATCAGATCCTTACCAGCATCAAGGAGATCGTCCTTGTGCTCCCACAGCGTTTCGAGGAGCACGTCGATAGCATCGAGGATCGCAGTCACGAGTTCAGGGAATGCCTCTGCCAGACCTATGGCAAGCTGCACGATCAGTTCTATGCCTGCCTCGATGATGAGTTTCAGGTTCTCCTCTTTGAGCAGAGTGTTCACGAGCAACATGACCAGTTCGATCATTTTAGGGATCAGTTCAGGCAGTGCCTGCACAATGCCCTCAATTAGAGTCGAGATCAGTTTAATTCCTGCGTCGAGCAGTTCAGGCAGTCGCTCGAGGAGCGCGTTCAGCATCTTCTCGAGCATTTCCTGCAGTCTGGGCAGCAGTTCATCGAGGATCTCTGTCGCGCTGTCTATGCCTGCCATGATGGACTCTATTCCACCATCAATGTCGCCTTGCAAAACCTGTGTAAAGCCTGTCAGGATCTCCTGAGCAGGTTCAGCGAACTCTGCACCGAGCATGTTCTTTGTCGCGTCCAGTGTGCTCTGATACCGCTGAAACGCATCGTCGGTCGCACCCAGAGCGTTGATGGTGTCCTCGCTAAGCACTGCACCTGCATCATGTGCCTCGAGTGCCAGTTCCGCGAGTCCCTCTGATCCCATGTTAATGATAGGATTGAGATCCTTTGCTGATTTGCCGAAAATAGCCATTGCAGCTGCGTCGCGCTCTGCGCCATCCTGCATCTGACCCAGTGCGTTGATGGCATCCACGAACACTGCGTCTGCATTTCTGAGAGTTCCGTCCGAGTTCGTGACGCTGACTCCCAGAGCCTCAAACGCTGCTGCACTCGTGTCAGATCCGTCACGAGCCTTGTCCATGTTCATGGTGAGTTTCGTGAGAGATCCTGTGAGAGTCTCCAGAGGCACATCAGTCAACTCCGCCATGTAGGAGTATTCCTGCAGGCGAGTCGTGCTGAGACCTGTCTGAGCGGACAGAGTCAACATCTCATCGGCATAGGCAGCAGTCTCGACTGTCTGATTTGCGACTGCGGTCGTTACATCTGCCAGCGCACTGCCGAATGCCTTGACTGCGTTTATAGGCAGAGAAACAGCTGCAGAGACCACGTTCTTAATGCCCTCTGCAACTGCCTTTACACCTGATTTGATTGCGTCTGACGCGAGATTTGCCTTTAAGACCTCACCGAACACCGAGGTCTCTTTTGTTGCCTTTTCTGTCTCCGTTCCCAGACCGTTCATGGCATCTGTGTTCGACTGCATTTGTGCAGACGTTTTGTTCAGATCCGTCTCGGTCTTATAAAGTTCCGTCTGGAGTTTCTGATACTGAGCACTGGCAGGATCGACTCCGTTTTTAGTCATCTCCTCGAGTCTCTGCCTCTGGAGATCCGCCTTGCTGCTCAGTGCGTCCATCCGTTTACTGAGAACGTCGTTCTGGGCAGTCAGAGACTCGACGCTTTTCTCGTTTCCGATAAATGCGGAGGTCACACTGCCCATCTCGGCACTCAGCGTCTTGAGGTTCGTATTGATAGAGGTGACTGCATTCTTGAATTCCTTTTCACCGTCTATTCCGATTTTGACACCGATGTCGGTCGCCATGCTATCACCTCACTTTATAAATCAAACACATCTCGTCCTTTGTGTTTTTGTTTCAAACCGAATTCCTCGATCATCCATGCATCGATCTGATCCTGAACGACTCCCCACGGCAAATAAGCAGTCTCCCTCCGAGTCAGACCTGCACGAGACCCATGCAAATAAACCCACGCAGGAGTTAATTTGTCTCCAGCGTGGGATCTGCGTTTTTTGATTTAGCCTCCACGGTTCTCTGAGTGTCGTTCTTGATGACGTTGAAAATCGCTCTGATGGCATCAGCGTCGGTCACGTCGATCAGATCACCCACGTTTCCTCTAATGGGAGGAGGCATCTCAATCCCCATCAGATCACAATACTTTCGACCACTGTCGATCAGGATGTTCAGCATTGTCGTAATGGTGTGGATTCGTTCACCCATGTTGTCAGACTGCATTTTTGAAAACATGCTCTCAATGTCTCCAAACTCCTCGACAACATGCTCCATCGCGCTAAGGGAGAAACACAGAGGATGTTTCTCCCCCTCGCGCAGTGCTATGTAGGAAAGTTTCATCAGGTGGTAGGAGCAGCGAAATAACTGGTGATAAAGGCAATAGCGTCCGCCTGCGTTGCAAACGTGAACTTCTTTGCCCACGGATATGTCCCAGTCATCGCGCCTCCGCTGACAGTCCCTGAGAGCGTGGGAGTCTGCCAGTCAACTGAATCCTCCATAGTCTGATATTCCTCACTGGGATAGTCGAACGTCACGTAGGAGTAAATCACTGCCTCGTGATAGGTTCTGACGTTGTCCTCCTGTCTCCACCGCACGAATGCGACACCCACAGGATTTGCAACCTCCTCACCAGTGAAATTGAACCCCTGACCGCCCTCCTCAGTCGTCAGATTCAGACCGAACAGGTCTGCCTGAGCAGCTGAGGAAACACGGTCGAGCGTGAGTTCCAGAGTTCCGCCACTGGACGCAGCGAGATCCTTTTCTGCTATGCCGTTGTTGGCATAGAGCGGATTCCCACCAGCGTCAGCAGGTTCAAACGAGGCAGAGATTGCCTTGCCCATCTGCTGTGCTCCAGTGTAGGACTGCAGGACACCGTCAACGAGAGTGCCCTTGCTGTAATAAACACCATACAGTCCAATTCCTGCCATTATTATTTCTCCTTATTCATTATTTCGTCGATCTTCTTCTCGAATGCTCGAGCCATCATCGATTGCGCTGTCGCCTTAGTGCTGTTCACAGCAGGTCTCACAAACGGTCGTTTCGGCTGACCGCGAGACGTGCCTGACTCGTATGCACGAGCCTTGAGGGAGTTCGGCACACCGTTCCTGTCATATCCTGCGAACGCGACTACCGTATAAACAAACCCATCATCGTTGCGGAATTTGTCGAGGATCATCGAGTCTCGGAGATCTCCTCCATCCTTTGAGACAGGACACCGTTTCTTGATTTCCTCGATGACCATGCCTGCAGCGTCATAGGTGGCATATTTACAGACACCCTCGATCTGCACTCCCAGCGCACGGATCTGATTCAGATAGGTCTCCAGACCCTTGCCGAAATCGATCTTTGCCATCAGTCGAGCACCTCCACGACCCACTCCAGATGCACATAACCAGTGTCGGACTCGAACTGGATCGAGTTCAGATACCACGCTGCATGCACCTGTTCGAGTGCGTTCTCTATTACCTGACGTGACTCGATTGTTCGTGTGAAATAATCAACGGTCAGCCTTGTGGCACGTTCCACATGCTGACCGTTTGCGACGAGGTCGTTCGCGCCCTCCTCAGCATAAACACCGTAGTCTCCGGATGGTGCTTTAGACCATCCGAAATGAGCGAACGCATAACCTGTGGATAGCAGTGCCTGCACCAGTTCATCCATCGACAGTCGCCTCCTCCACAGTCAACTCCACTCTCGGATTGTTCATGTACGTCCGCACGACTCGATAACGCACTCCCTGATATATGCAGATTTTTTCTCCTTGATACTCTGCCATGTCAGAGAGCGTGAAAACGAACGTCGGTCGGAGAGCGTTTTCCATTGCGCGATAAAATTCGTTCATTCCCACGGATCTCACTGTGCAGAACACAGTCCGCTGGATCTCCGTAGGCTCGTCAAATATCCCATGCGCTTGAGGATCTTCACCCACGAGAATGAGAACGTCCTGTCTGATCACCGAACATCACCCCAAACCGTGTAACCTGTCGCCATCGACATTTGACCTTTTTGTTCGTCATAACTGGCTTTCAGTCGTGCATACTCACCGTCAGTGAGTGCCAGCATACTGAAATGCAGCATGACATAAGTGATGACTGCGCGTCTGACAAGAGCATTGATGGACTCATACTCGACTCCTGCGATGCCCAGATCCAACTGAGCAGAATCGATCAGATCCTGCAGTTCTGAGTCGTAGTTGTCCACGGTCAGTCTCAGCGCGAGTTTTACTGCCTCAAGCATGAGTGTCCTCCTGTTTCTGCAGCTGCTCAAACCATCTGTCCATGTCCTCAGGATAGATCGCGATATGACCTATGTGTCCCAGTCTGACCGTAGGCTCGGCATAAATCTTGACCCCTATGCGAGACGCTCTGAGGCAGAACGCGAGATCCTCTCCGTATGCTGCCATTGGCATGAAACATGCCTTTGCATTGAGCATCACCTGTTTGAGGATCTCGGTCGTGATGAGGACACAGCCAAATCCACACCCAGCGACCTCAAACGTCTCTGAGGGATATTTCGATGTAAACCGAGTCACAGGACTCAGGGACTCGAAAAGGCAGCTGAGATGCGGAGGTCTCCTCCCATGTGCGATCCCTGAAACGAAATCATGTCCGGAGAACATGAGATCCTCGAGGATGTTGTCACTGAACACCATGTCGGCATCCAGCCAGAGCACGTGAGTGAATCCTCCGTTTACTGCCTTTTGTGCAAGTTTGTCCCTTGCCACATAGACCAGCGTTCCTGACTCTATGGACACCTCGAAATCGACACCGTCGTTCTTTAGCCTCATGACCAGAGCTGTCAGACTCTTGAGGAATTCGACATGAACGAAATCGAGTGATGGAATGGCAATAAGCAGTCGCATTATTTTTTCTCCGTTTTTTTCTTGGTGGTCGCAGCCTTAACAGGCTGAATGACCTCCGCAGTTCGAGAGGCAATTAAAAAATCCGCCTCTGCAGGCGACACCTCGACGATGTCTCCTGCTTTGTGACGGATTCGAGCCTCTTTAAGCAGTCTCAGTTTTACCATGAGATCAGGTGGTCGCAGGAGCAGGCTTGGCAATGTTGGTGAATCTGCCGTTTGCAGTGACACCGAATGCCACATACTGCCGACCGACGATCTTGATCAGATCGGACTCAGCCTCGGTCAGATCGTCATACTTGATGACAACACCGTCGCCCTCAGGATAGTTCGCCTGAGCACCACCGAGGTCGCCTACGATGGCATAGACATCACCAGTGGTGGCAGTGTCGTAGGCAGGCAGTTCGTTGTTGAACAGGACAGGCAGACCCATGAAAGGGTCGATTGCGAAATTGCCTGCAGCCTGAGCAGTGATAAAGTTCGCATAGGTCAGCTTGTTCATGATGATGACAGGATCACGAGCCTCGTCAGAGAGGTTTGCATACGCAGTCGGAATGACGGTCACGCTGGGAGCAGCAGTGATCTTGGCAGCAGCAGGTGCAGTGGCAGAGTCGGAGGTGCTCAGACCGCTGATGTCATCGACAATGGAGTCAGCGAGTTTCTTGACTATCCGATAGGTCAGTTCGTCATAGATGTAACGCAGGAACTCCTCACCGCCCATCGCAGCGACTTCATCCGTGATGCGGATGTATTTCTTTATGTTTGCAGGCTTGAGTTCCTTAATGCCAATGCTGAGGGACTCTTCAGTAGGAGCGGAGGTGCCCTCTACGTGGATATAGGCAGGATCGCCAGACCGCTCAAAAGGCACTTTCAGATTGCCACGGAAGAAAGTGCGACGGACACGAGACAGGATCTCCTCGTCATCCCACGCAGTTCTCACGATGGTGTCGACCAGAGTGGGCACCGGAATGGTGCCGTTGGTGACATTGGTGGTCAGGAGTGCTCTGCACTCTCTGGGATCACCGCTCTTGATGTACTCAGCGTATGCATTGACATACTCCGCGCTGGAACGAATCTCGTCCAGAGTGGGAGTCTTGTCCTGCTCCACAGGAGTGGTCACGGTCTTGCCAGCACCAGCTGCGACAGCGCGACGGATCTCCTCACGCTTAGCCTCAGCAGCCTTGCGAGACTCGAGTTCCTCGTTCAGTTTCCGCAGTTCCTCCTGCAGAGCATCCAGATCAGCACCCTCAGTGGTGCACTCGACACCGATCTCAGCCTTGCGAGCCTCGATCTGTTCAACGCTCATGTTCTTGATTTCCATGTTTTTCTCCTTAAATTTCAGACATTATTTTGATGATTTGGATCTTGCGCTCTCGCGCTGCGACTCTGAGCCTCTCCTGCTCTCTGCTCTCGATGAATCCCTCGAATGCAGAACGAGTCACACTATCAATGACCGTGTTAGGATTCGCAGGCATGTCAACAGAGGACACGTCATAGACTTTCCTGACATCGGTTATTGTCCGCAGATATTTATTCGGAGCCATCTCATCCATCGCATCACCTCGGACTGTGAATCCGAATGACATCTGATAGACAAGACCGTTCGCGATGGCATCGTACTCGTCGCGTCCCTCAGAGCGCATTCCGAGATCCGCTGCAACGAACAGACCGAACTCTCGAGTCTGGAGGATCAGCGTCGGAGCAACTCCCTGACGCATCTTGGTTCGAGCCATGCAGACTCCCTCGTGATTATGCTGGTAGATCACGTCGGTCAGATCTGTGTTGTCAAACGCATTCCTGTCGACCTGCTCCCAGTATTCACTTATGCCATCTGACCAGAGGAGATATGGCTGGTTAAACGTGGTCGCGTACCCCTCGACATAGTAGTCGGAATCGATCAGCTGCAGTTCTCTTTTCTCAGGCTGCAGCATCACAGGCATCACGCGATATTCTCTGTCACTTTTATTCGGCATCTGAATTTGCCTCCTCATTCACGTTGTAATATTCGCCTCGTACAGGCAGTTGAGATCCCAGCGGTTCAGGCAGCGGAGGGAGAGACCAGATTTCTCGGATCTCATTCCTCGTCATCAGACCTCTGTCCGCCATCTGAGCGGAGACTGCCAGCTTGTCACTGTTCGACATATACTGAATCCGGTTCGATGTCGCGATGACACCAGAACCGAGGATCTGTTCCCTCAGAGTGAAAAGCATCCTCGTCATTACCTCCGAGAACTGGATTGCCCACGGTTCCACGACCGACTCATAGAACGCTGACCATGCGTCACCATAAGCAGCGGAGGTCAGGACTGATTCGTTCACTCCGAAATACTCGAACACGTTTGCCTTGATCGCGTTCATCTGATCAGCGTCGATCACCCACGGTTTTGAGTCGATTTGTTTGATGTCAGTGTACGTATTAGGGAACAGGAGCAGTCCTGAGGCATTCGCGTCTCGTGCGAAATTTGCTGCAGAAAACCTCTGACGCTCGAGCGCGAGGTCAGAGGACTTGATCATATTCGAGGTTCGCGCCATGAACCGATAGGTCGCTGCAGACTTGACTCCCTCCTTGATGCCCTGTGTCTGGATGTCGATCAGATCCATCGTCGGATTCAGCGCGTGGTTCGTCTCACCAAAAAAATCACTGGTCGACTGAAACTTAGTCATGATTCCACACCACGACATCTCGACTGCAGCCTTTTCGGATCTGCCGAACGTGTATCTAAGATACGGCACATCGTCATAGGTGACGATCTCACACTTTTCAGGGAGCGGACAATAAATCCCACTCGGTTCGCCGTACAAATCCCAGATCGGCACGATGAACGCAGTGTTGTTGATGTCGAGTCGAGTCGAAAGGAGATACAGAAACTGTGACCAGCTTTGCCACTGGTTTGGTGCCTGTGCCAGTTTCGTCTGCAGTGCAGGTTTCGCCGTTCCGAACGTCTTGACGTTCAGTTTCGAGATATGCACCGCACGAGCGTTGATGGCAGCGCGGATCAGTTCACTTTCGTAGAGTCCTCCGCTCCTGTTGTGAAACACCGGAGTGTAACCGTTCAGCATTGCAAACGTTCCAGTGTAATCACCTGTTGGTCTTTTCAGAAGACCAAATATTTTGTCAAACAGACTCATTCAATCACCTCGACATTTTTGAGTTGATCACCGATCTCCCCATACCATTTTTCACGAACCGTCATGGCATCCAGCAGTGCAGCAGCACCATCTATGTGCAGGACAGGATTTATCTTTACGAGTCGCCCTCTGCCCCTCTCCAAAGACATCTTGATCGCGCCATTCAGGAGATGTGCCTTGAGCAGATCATTATCCCCTATGTGAATGCGACCGTCCTCCAGCAGCCCTGTGACGGTCTGGATGATTCCGTAGAGGTTTTCGCCCTGATAGACAGAGTCGCATTTATATCCGTACTGCTCCATCAGTTTGATCAGGAACGTGGATGACCAGCGGTCATATCCGACGCAGAGTGGCAGGATCTCATATTCCTCCACAAGTGTGTTGAACCAGTTATAGACATCCTCATAGTCGACAGAATTGTCTCCGGACAACGTCAGCAGACCTCTCTGGACGTAGATGTTATACGGCACTCCGTCTCTGGCAGTCGCCTCGTCGATCTTCTCGCGAGGGAGGAAGAACTGCGCGAACACATAGAACTGTTCCTCACGCTCGATCACGACGCATGCTGCAGTGAGATCTCGAGACATACTGAGATCGAGTCCTGCGACTGCATAACTTGATTTGAAATCCTCCAGACGCAGAGCCTTGCCACAGGCACGCTCCGCCATCTGAGTGGAAATCCAAGCAGCTGCCGACGATTGTTTGACGTTGCAGTATTTCACGAGGAACTCATTTTTTTTGCTGAGACTCCCCTCTGCGACTGCGATCTCCTCGAGCAAATAATTGACGCTGGTCGACACACCGAGATTCGGATTCGATTTCGCGAGTTCATTGATGTCGTTCCACTTCTCGACATCGTCGATCATATACATCATCGGCAGCAGCCTGCGCTCCTTACTGTCACCCAGCAGGACTCGAGTTGCTCGTTTTATCAGTTCGTCATAGACACCGTCATTGACATATCCTGCCGTTGACATTGCCAGCAGGAGAGGCTGACGACGAGCACCCATCGATGACTTTAGAACCTCATAGAACTTGAGTCCGTTGTCTCCTGCCCATGAGGAGCACTCGTCCGCCACCGCTAGAGAAATATTCAGACCGTCTGATTTCTTGGCACTGAATGCGAGAGGTTTCGCTGTCGTGTTGTTCTGCTCGATGTAGATGTCGGTTCTCCGACGTTTCGTCATCGCGTCGAGTTCCGGTTCCTGACGGATCATCTGGTAATATGCCTCGAAACAGAGTGCTGCCTGTTCGAGTTTCGGAGCAGCGAAATAGATCCGCCCACCATACTCACCATCGAGGAACGTCATATATTCCGCGATGGCAGCTGCGAGGAGCGTCTTGCCGTTTTTACGACCGACTATAAAAAAGCATTCTCTGAACTGCCTTGCTCCAGTCTCATCGACTATTCCGAACAGGCAGGACAGGAATGCCTTTTGCCATAATTCAAGTTTGATCCTCTGAGGTGCGAGTGCTCCCTCGTGATGGTGGCAGAATTCCTCGACGAACCTCAGGATCGCGTTCACTTTTTTCTGACTGTAAAAAAACTCTTTGTTTTCGAGTCCTCGGATAATCATCTCGTATGCCAGACGCACCCAGCGACCGACGATGATCGATCCGTTCTTGATCCCCTGATAATACTCGAGGATGTAATTATGATTACTCATCGAGGGACTCTATCAGCTTAGACAGGCGACCACCGTTGCTGTTGCCCTCTGACAGAGCCTTGATGATGTTGATCAGCGTCGACACCGTTCCATTCGCAGCAGTCGCAGTTTTGTTGTATTCGGTTATAGCAGGATTCGCGACGAGATTTTGACGACCCTTGACGTATTCCTTTGTCACGGTCGCGCCGTACTCCTTGATTGCCTTTTCGAGGTCGCTCAGGATCTTCATCTGCACCTGATAACGCTCGAACGTGGTC